GGTAGCACTAATCCTCCTTCTGCTATATCGGCCAATGTAGAATCCAGTCAAATGGACATTGGTGACGGCGAAAAATTTACACTAGTTCGTCGTGTTCTGCCTGATATCACGTTTAGAGACAGCACAAATGAGACGCCGCGTGTCAATATGGTTGTAAAAACCCGTAATTTTCCGGGGGTCACGTTTAACGAAACAGCCAGTAATGAGGTAGCGCAGTCTGTATCAACACCTGTCGAGCTCTTTACCGAGCAGCTTCATGTACGGTTACGCGGTCGTTCTTTTGCTTTTCGTGTTGAAAGTGACGTTACCGGTGTTATGTGGAGACTAGGCACACCAAGACTTGATGTAAGACCAGATGGACGTAGATAATGAGCACACGTAATATACCCGCACCGTTTTTTCCTTATCCCCCGCAGCAATACGATGCGAATTATTTTTCGGATATAGTAAGATCGTTTGCTTTGTTTGTTGAGCAACAGCGCAATCCCGGCGAATCACGGGCCACGAAACTGACGTTTACTAATTTACCGTCGGGCCATGATAAAGATTTAGAGAACGGCGCCTTGTTTGAAGTTGACGGATTTGTTAAGATAAGTAAGGTAGACCGACCACATTGCGCTAGTAATTCAGCGACAAGTGGGTTAGGATCAGTTACGGTAACCATAGGATAGACATGGCTGAAGCACTTAAAACCTTTTCATTTCCAGTCGGCGGTATCGCTGACTTCTATCTGGAAGACCACGAAAAAGAAGCTTTATATAAAGAGAAGGCGCAAGAAAACTTTGGCTCGGACGGCTTAGGCGCTATCCAAGATGTTGCAGTGCGCATGGCCTCCTACGGCCGCTACGGTGATGACAAGCTCGTTCATGCTGAAACAGGCGAGCTTGTTGTCCCGAAGGCACTTATAGATAAAAACCCAAAACTTAAAGACTCTATCTTTAATCATCTAAAAGATATGGGCATTGAAGACCCAGAAAGATATGTAGTGGGCACTAATTCCAACTCTATAAACCCTGAGACGGGGTTACCTGAGTTTTTTCTAAAGGATATATTTGATAAGGTTGGCGATGTCATACGTAAGGTAGCCAAGCCTGTATTGACGATAGCGGGTGCAGTTGTGTTAGCGCCTATAATGGGTCCAAGCGCAGGAGCTGCCGTGGGAGCCGGTATCGGTGGGTTAATACAGGGAGAAAGTTTTGAGCAGGCCGTGGGCAGTGCGTTGACCGCAGGGGTAACTTCTACCATAGGTGCAGGTATTTCTGGGATGTTTGGTGGTGCAGGTTTTACTGAAGGGGTTAAAGCAGGTTTCACTCCTGTTGGTGAATTTGGAAAGATTGGTGAAACATTAGGCGCTATGAAACAATCGTTTACTGCGGACGGAGTTCCTCAAGTTCAAACGGCATCAAAATCATTTCCGGGTTTAGATCAAGCAGTGAACGTTCCGCAACAAGGAACGCGATTTATAGATAAACTTATGCCAAAAACTTTTACAGGATCAGACCTAGCCGGCTTGAACCCAGAGCTTGGTAGTAAATTAACCCCAGAATTGAGTTCTCAGATATTAAAAGACGTCAACCCCGGCTTTTTAGCCAAGTATGCTGCTCCTACAGCCGCTGCTACAACGGTAGCCGCAGCAGGTGGTTTCTTTGATGCCCCAGAGATGGAGGAGATGGAAGACATTGAGACGGGTCAAGACCTATTAGATAAAAATAGAGGTAAGTATATTGTGCAAGGAACAGATATTGTAGGTGCACAACCCCCGTTCATGGTCCCGACACGATTTGGGTTTAGCCCGAGCCCACCCGTGCAGTATGCGGCAGACGGCGGAGAAGCAAAAGAGTTTCCACGACGCAACGGTGGCATAGGTATGGACGAAGGAACGCAGGGTAAAGACAGTGTGAGAGCTATGTTGATGCCCGGTGAGTTTGTAATGACAACGGATGCTGTAAACGGGGCCGGTGGTGGTAACAATGAAAAAGGTATACAAAATATGTATGCGATGATGCGTAACTTTGAAGCAAAGGCGAGGGCGTAATGGCAGTAGAAACACAACAGGTCATACAACGTGAGTCCCCCGAGGTAGAGGCCTATAAACTGGGGCTACTTGAAAGCGCTAAGAAACTAGCAGATCAAAGAATAACAGTGCCTAAACAGATGGTTGCGGGTATGTCGGGGCTACAGGACACCGCTCTATCGGCCGCCTCACCGGCAAGCGGTGGTATTGGTGGCTATCAACAGTTTATTCAAGGCGCAAAAACGACCATGGACCAAGCACCGGGAATGGTGACAAGTGCTGTAGGTGATGCCGGCACTATGTATAGAACAGGGGCCAGTGGTGTAACGGGCGATCAAATGTCTCAGTACATGAACCCTTACCAACAGGCTGTTTTTGATGAGATAAACCGATCTTTTGACACACAATCCGCGCAAGCCGGACTACAAGCAGCACAAGCCGGTGCGTTTGGGGGCAGTCGAGCAGGCATCCAACAGACCGAGATAGGTAGAAACAGAGCGCAGGCGTTGGCACAGGCGCAAGCTCAAAACTTTTTGCAAGCGCAACAGGCGTCAGAGCGTGAGAGAGCTAGGCAGCTACAGGCAGCACAGGGTATTGGTGCATTAGGGCTACAGGGCGCAAGCACCCTTGGACAGCTTGGCGTGCAAAGAGCAGGAATTGGTGAGTTAGCCCAACAAAGTGCGTTGAGAGACATACAAACACAGTTTCAACTTGGTAAACAGCAACAGTTGCAACAACAGGCTGAGTTGGAAGCAAAGCGTAAGAGCGATATGGCACAGCTTTATGAGCCTTATCAACGTCTTGGGTTCTTATCGGATATCTATAGAGGAGCGCCAACCTCACAACAAACTATTTCACAAGTACAACGTCCTGATGTATCTCCGGCGCAACAGTTGTTTGGTCTGGGTGTAGCAGGATTGTCCGCGTATGGCGGTGCTAAACAGGCGGGGTTATTCTGATGAGTCCCATGATGTTCCCGTTTTTGACAGGCATGGTGCCTCCGTTAATCAAAGACAAATTGATGGAGAGAGCTGATCCGCCCCTTGGAATGGACGTTGCAGGAAATCAACCCATGGCTCCTTTATCCCCCGAAGCCGAGGCAGTGGCGCAAAGAATTTTTGGGACGCCTGTAGGTATTGGTAATTTACAACAAGGACAAATGGGTCCGTTGTCCGGGTTGGGTCAATATTTAAACCGAGAGTTAGCGCAGGAGAACCAAGGTGAGGTGAACGAATTTATAGGAGAGGTAGGCGATATGGCAAATCAACGATTTGGTGTGGATCTTGGCGCAGTGGGCCAACGTCCGATGTTTGATGTGGGCAGGCCCGTACAAGCTTATGCAGACGGAGGCGCAGCGTTTCCTGATCTGAGCGGTGACGGCAAGATTACACAGAAAGATATTCTTATAGGGCGTGGTGTAATAGAGAAACAATACGGTGGTCCAATAGGTATGCAGATGGGCGGTGATCCGATGATGGCGGCAAATATGCCACCTCCACAAGCGCCCCCTATGCCAATGCCTGCACCCGAACAAGCTCCCATGCCTATGGAAGCACCCCAAGATCAGCTTGATCCAAATGTTGTGCAGAGCGCTCTAGCACAGGCCGCCGGTGGTATCGGTGACTTGGATGAAGCACAGAACTATGAACAAGTAATGAATACCATGCGTGGCGATCAGGCAACAGTAGAAGAAAGACGGCAGGAATTAGCCGGAGTTGTCGGGGCGGGTGACGCGGAACAGACACCAGAGTCCGTGTTAACCCTAGTACAGCCCGTTATGATGTTAGCTAACGTAGATCAGGGTATTGGTCAACTTGCACAGCAAGAAATGACGCAACCGATGGAGGGGCCGATGGCCGGAGGCATAATGTCCACGGTTCCCGAACCACCGATGATGGAGGCCGGCGGGACCGCTCCTGTAAATTTTAATAAAGGCGGTGAAGTCCGCCCCACCCAATACTTCGCACCAGAAAATACAAATAGGGTCGCGGGGACCACCCCCTTTGCGAGTCTTCGAGGACAACCAATATCGCCTTTTATTCAGCAGGCTATGGCCGTAAGACAGCCTTTGTTGAGTGATCCTGCTTCTTTAGAACGTCAAAAAGACCTGACTAAAGCACAAATATTATTTGATCTAGCACAGACAGGATTGGCTTTTGCTGCACCTATGGAGGGAGAAAGACCCGGGTTGAGTCCGGCAGAAAGATTAGCCATGGCAGCTCGATCAACACGACTTCCAGAAAAGATTGGAGCTCGAGCACAAGCGTTAGGCGATAAAGAGGCCGCGCAAGAAGCACAGGATAAGGCAATCATGGCTTCTGCTATAACTTCGGCAGAAACACGACTTGCAGCTAAAGTGAAAGCAGATAGAGATGCGGCCGCTTCAGCGGCTAAAGCGGAGGCGGCCGCAAAAGAAAGTGAAAAAGAGCGTGCCTTTGAATTAAGTAAGCTTGAACTGAAAACTACTTTAGAGTTTAACAAAGACAAAAGACTTCAAGAAAATAAATATTCACTCATAGCTTCAAATGATGATAAAAAAGCAGCGGCAACTACTGAACTTGAAAAATTAAAAGCAAGTAATGCTATTAATAAAGAAGAAAAAATAGCAGAGTTAAAGAAAGAACTAGAGGGTTTTAAATTTGAAAACAAAAAAGCAGAAATAGAAATTTTAAATGATGATAAAAAAGCGCTTTTGACTACTGAGTTTCAGTTAAAAGAAGCTTTAGAGAAAAATAAAATAAATCTGCAAATGGAAGCAAACATTACTGAAAAAACCAAATTAAAAAATGTTGATTTTGCGCTAGAAAAACAACTTATTGACATTCGCGCTGAAATAAAATTAAACGAATTAGAATTTAGCTCTGACCTTAGTATAAAAGCAAATAAAGAAGCACACGTTCTTAATCTTGAAAGAGATAAAGTAAACAATGCTCTTAAAGAAGAGTTAGCAAAACTAGATTTAGCGATTAAAGAAAAAGATTTAGCCCGAAAAACAGCGGAGGGAGAGGCAAAATTAAAAATAGATGAAGATCTATTAAAAATTAAACAAGAAAAATTAGTGCTTGAAAAAGCGGCGGCAAAAGCTCTTGACGTTCCGGGTATCGAAGGAGCTTATGTTGGTTGGCTTGACAGCAATCTCGATTTAGCCAATGAATACGGGGAAGGCACAACTACTTCTGGACAAGACAATACTATTGAACTTGTAATTAGCAACTTTACATCGCCACGTTCTGAATGGAGCGAAGAGAAAGGAAAATTTGTTCAAAAAGCCGGTGGTAAATTATCCGATGCATGGAAAAACGCTATAAAAGCACGAGAAGAAAAATTTGGGGCAAGTAGAAGTTTACCTTCAACGGCTCGAAAAGAAACAAAGATAAAACTCCCAGAGCTTAAATTTAAGGCAGATGGCACCGTAGATTACGAAGCATTTAAGGGTGGTAACAATTTTATAATAAACGGCGTTGATTTATCTAAATCAACAGGTGTAAGGTCCGGTCTTGACAGAGGTTTGAATGCTTTCTTTGGTCAATTTAAAGATGTATTTGGTGTGGGCTCCGGTTATTCGGGTGTACGAGGTAAAGAGGTGTCTATAGCAACGGAGCAACTTAATAGGTTAGCGACGTCTGTAATTAGCAGCTCTAGAGATTTAATAAACGGTAAAGTATTTTCTCTAGACCTAGAACTTTTACGACAAGATGTAGATAAATTTAGACCGGGAGCCGGTAACACAGATGTAAGAGCTCGAGACTCACTTAAAGCTACACGTGATAAAGTTGCTTTAGGGTATAATAATTTGATATCCAAATTAAATAATCCAGACTCTTATACAGAGAGCCAAGTAACTCTTGCTAGGGACAACAAAGAAAAAATTGAAACTTTATTAGGGGAATTAACTGCGGCTATTGCGTCTTTTGAGACAGGAATTAAAGGGAGCGATGTCGAAGAAGCAGAAACCCAAACATTTCAACAAAGTCCAACTGCTAATCAACCTACTTATTTAGCTCCAAGGAATAACCAAGATCAACAGGTTGTTAGATAATGGCAGAGGAAACACAAGAAATACCAACCCTGACAAATTTAAGACCGGATGCTACCATTGGTATTCAACCCTATATTCTTAGACAAGAAGAAGTTGAGGAGATATTAGAAAAAGAGGGCACCGATGCACCTAAAGTTTTAGCTACCGATCTCATAAAAGTTTTTGCCGCTTCTGACTTTAAGGAGGAGATTGAACAAGACCCTAACTTTTTGTCTTATGATCTACTAAGATCTGGCAAAGCAAAAATTTTAGATTTCATACCTGCCTATGCCGGTAAGGCCCCCGTGGATCGACAACTAAGCGACCAAGATATAAATATTTTATTTTCAAATGCAAAAGAAGCTACTTTTGCCCGACCGTTTTTGACAGAGTTTGCTAAAACAGCACCGGCTACTTTTGCAGGTATTAAGACAGCAGGCACGGTAGGATCACAACTAATTCCACGAGCAGCCGCTACAGGGCCTTTATCGGGAGTTGCGGTGCCGGCGGCGGTAATCGCGACGGGTTTACTATCATTGGGGTCCGCCGGAGCTACCTATTTTGCCGGACAAAAGATTGAAGATGCTGTTTTAGGGCCTGAAACACCCATAACACCCACTTCTAAAGCAGCGTATGAAGCGTATAAGACTTTGGGGGCGTTTAGTAGTTCAATTTATGCCCCATGGTTATTCAAAGAAGGGGTAGATTTAGGGTATAATGCGCTTGTTGCAAATTTAGTGGACGACGCCTCGCCGCCCTTTCAAGCAAAATTATTAAAAGTTTTTGAAAATATGATAGGAGGTACGGCAAAACTTGCTAAAACAGCTCCTAAAACCACGGCGGCTGCTGAGGTAATCTCAGCGGGTGGAGCCACTGGCGGAGCTTTTGTTTCTGAGCAAGCTTTTCCTGAACAGATTGCTCCACGTGCAATGTTTGAATTTTTAGGCGCTAATACTTTATATTCCACATTTTTGAGAAGTATGCCCGGAGCACTTGATGCATTAAAAAAGACAGATGTTGTTGGCGGTATAGCAAATAAAAATCAAGACAAATTGTTTGCTAAAATAAATGAAGCATATGATTTGTACGGAACAAAAGAAGGATACGATCAACTTATAGACAATTTAACCAATCCGACGTTTATAAAAGAATTAGAAGAAAACTTTCCGGGAATAAAGTTTACCGCTGCACAGCAGAGTGGTGATCCTTTCATAATGGCATTGGAGGGAGTGAAAGCAAAAGGTAATCAAAAGCTTGATGCTACAAGAAAACAAAATTCTGCAAAAGCAGAGGCTTTTCTTGTAGGTGTTATTAAAGCTCTTATGGAAAAGGGCGATGATCAAAGCTTAAAACAAGCCGCTAATTTACGTAAATCTGTTTTTTCAAACACTTTAAAATTGGCGTATGAAGAAAAATTAGAAAATTTTCTTAAAGCAGCAGAAAATTTACAGAAACAACCGGGCCAGACTGCAAAAAGAAGTCAAGCACAGCTATCCACACAGATGTTTAATCTTTTAGAAGACACACTGGAAAGTGTCAGAAAGAAAGAACAAGATTTATGGGATAAGGTTGGCAGTATTGATTTAATTCAACCGGTAGGTCCCAATGCAAAAGTAGCTGATCTTCCAAACTTTATTAAAATGTATAATAAAATTTTGCCAGAAGATCCTGCGGTTAGACAGGATTTTGAAGAAAAAACAAAAGTACTTACAAATTTTATTACTGAAGCTAGAAAAGATTTGGGATTAACACCTGCTATAAATTTAACAAGTGAAGAAGCTAAGACTATAAAAAATTACGAGAAAATAACGGAAAAGGCTCAGATTAAACTTTCTGGCAGAGCTGAAGAGCGTGTCTTAAATAGTATTTTAAGACAATCAAAAGATTTGGACGATGCAGGTAAAGTTAAATTTTTTAGAGGACAGGCAAACACACTGTCTGCGCAAGAATCTCTATCGTCAAATGAACGTTTGCTTATAAGAGCATTAGAGTCTTATGGGGACTTATCCGCAGTAAAAGTAACAGCAGGTAAAAGAGCACGAATACGTAAACAAACACCTTTGACAGATACGCAACCCATAACGGCAAAAAGACTAGTGGAGATTAGATCAAGGGCTTTATCCTTAGCGAGAGCTTTTGCCAAGGATGCAGAAAACAGAGAGTTTGCCTTGAAAACGGGTAAGTTTGCGGAGGCAGTATTAGAAGATTTAGACAAAGATGGATTTGGACAAAACTATAATATTGCAAAAGATTTTTCTAGAGCCAAAAATGATGTTTACACAAGAGCTGTAGCAGGCAAGATTAGAGACAAAAAAGCTTCAGGGGAGGCCTCCTTACCTCCAGAGGTTACTTTTGAGTTACTTGTTAAAAACAACCCTTCTGTAACACTAAATAGATTTCGACAACTACAAGATTTATCAGAATTTTTAAATAGAGAGAACATTACACTTTCCAAAGAACTTACGGGAAATGCCGAGTTTATTAACGTTGAAAAGTCAGAACCTGTATTTACTACTATGTCTAATTTAGTTGAGGGTTATCTCAGAACTCTCAAGAAGACGGCTGCGAAAGAAGTTTTTGATCCAAAAACAAACACTACACGCACCGTTATAGATCCGGCAAAACTTCAAGAGTTTAAAAAAGATAACGCAGAGCTTTTGGAATTGTTGCCGTCTTTAAAGCTAGATTTAGAAAATACTGAGAGAGCTGCAAAAACATTAGCGGTATTTGAAAAAACACAAAAACGTGGTCTTGATATCTCAAAAGGCCAAAAGGAGTTATCTAATTTATTAAAAGGAAGTTCTCCCACTATAGCCATAGGAGAAGCTTTTAATGATCCAACAAATCCGGCTCTTCAATTAAATAATATTTTTAGTCTACAAAGAGTAACTGTTAAAGATAAAAAAGTACTGGCATCTAAATTACCACAATTTAAAGAGTTTACACCGGCAGCAAAACGAGCGAAAAAAATTAAGGACGCCGGCTTAGATTTAAATACTATTAATGATGCTTTTAAACGAAGTATTCTACAATATTCTTTTTCTGAAGCAGGCGGTGAGGGGGATTTTAACCCACAAACTTTTGCAAAAATTATGTATGGACCTTTACCAAAAGACCCAAACAAATCTTTGATGGATGTTGTTGGACAATATAAAATATTTTCTGATGCTGAACTTAGTAAAATAAGGTCCATGACAACACAACTTCTAAAAGTGCAAGCCGCAGATGCCTCTGGTAAGATTAACGATCCCGACTTTGCAAAAGAAGCAGGACCAATATTAGACTTTTATTATGGGATAGGCGGCTCGGCTTTGGGTACAAGAGCGTATGGTTTACTAACTGGGGGACAAGCCGGCCCCGGGTCAATTATGGCCGCAGGTGTGGGGGCAAGAACTGTGCGCGAATATCTTCAAGAATTGCCTTTGACCAAAAGATTAGAAGCAATAGAGTTATCTTTTTTAGATCCGCAACTAACCGCTCAACTTCTCAAGAAGCCAAAAACAGATAGAGATAGAAAAAGAGTTGGGGATACTATTGTCAATATTTTAACAAAGACATTTGGAAACATGGGACGACAAGGTATTCCGATAGCGGTGCCAAAAGTTGGGGAGGCCGTCACGCCCGAGGGAGACGCTGCAAAAGAAAGATTTCAACTTAAAGAAAGACAGTTACAAGAGATGCAACAAAGGGAAGCGCCTATGATTCAACCTCAAATAGCACCCGTAAATCAGACTTCGCCTAGCTTACCAAATATTGGAACGCAAGCACAGTTAGCGCCGCCTGTTCAAAACCAAAAAGTAGACAGGCGTAGGTTTGCTGCTTTATTTCCAGAAGATGCGGATTTGATACAGGGAATAGGCAGCTTACGTGCATGAGCAAGGACCCACTGAAAGGCACTGGAAAGAAACCAAAAGGGTCAGGAAGGAGATTATATACCGATGAAAACCCAAAAGACACCGTCTCTATCAAATATGCCACTGTGGCAGATGCCGAAGCAACTGTTCGCAAAGTTAAAAGAGTTAATAAACCGTTTGCTAGGAAGATCCAAATCCTCACCGTCCTCGAACAACGAGCCAAAGTTCAAAACAAAAACAGACAAGCTCAAATCGCGAGGAAGGCCAAAGAAGATCTCCGAGCCAAAAATAAAAAGAAAAAGGGGACGGCCTAAAAAGAATGACTAAGCAAATAAGAAATAAAATAAAAAAAGTGGCAAAGGGTCTGAAAAAAGCTTCTAAGACGCACGCACGACAGGCCAAGACACTGCGCTCTGTCTTGAAGACTAAGAAATCCAAGACCTAGCGTCTTCGCCCAACACTTGTTGCGCAAGATTTATCTTTTCTCTCAGGGCCTGTAATATCTTTTCATCTATAGTTTCTGGCGCCACTAAATCTACATAAGTAACCTTATTAGTCTGACCAATACGGTGCGCCCTGTCTTCAGACTGCAAGCGTATCTCTAGATCATAACTGTTGCTATAATACACCACGGTGTTTGCGGCGGTCAGAGTAATACCATACCCACCCGTTCTTGGTTGCCCCACAAAGAAACGTAGGGGATCTTCAAGGTCTTGATAACGTTGAACAATCTCTTGACGCTCCTCTTGCGGGGTTTCACCATAGTAGGTTGCAACCGCTTCGGGCCCAAAGCGGTCGCGCAGGGCTTTCGCTATCTGTTGGATGTCATATGTATATGTCGCCCAAATGATAATTTTTCCCTGTACTTCTTCGCATATATCAAGCAGTTCTTTTAAACGCCCGTTTGCGAAACTCACTGTATTACCCTCATCATCTTGTATGTGACCACAGCATATCTGTTGCAGACGCATGATCTGTGTCAGTACGCTCTGTGTCGTGGCAAGTTCGCCATTGTCAAGCTTAGTAAGGGCCAAACGTTTCATCTCCGTGTACGACCGTTTCTGCTCCTCGGATAACGGAACAAGACGGCGTACATACATTTTATCCGGCAGATCCAGACAATCTTCCTTCAACACACGATTACTAAACGCTTCAAGCTTTTCGTTGAGCTCATCTAATCGTCGGTATCCTACCACTTCATTAAAGGATCGCGGTCCCATGACACGCCTTTGCAACACAGCATAGCGGTTCTGGAACGCATAAAAACTTTGAAAGTTTAGTGCCAAGGCCGACAAAAACATACATTGGCTAAACAAGTCCATCGGACTACGGGTCACGGGAGAGCCCGTAAGTATACGTCTATACTTAGATAGGCCCTTCATCTCTAATATATTCTTTGTACGGTTTGCACTTCTATTCTTAATAGTCGTGCTTTCATCTACTATCACTATGTTCTCATCATTAGCCTCAAGAAACGTGAGTGCCGCCTGCGTCCCGCGAGGCGTGGACAACGCTTCGGTGTTCATCACAAATATTTTAAGGCCATCAAACTTTTCATACACCAACGTTTTCATCTGTTTCTGAAACCACTGCGCACTGGATGGTTGCCATCGCACCATGTTGATCTGTATGTCATCGGATAGGTGTGTCGGTATCTCACCTTGCACCCAGTTATCATACACACCCTTGGGTGATATAATTAGTGCTGCGTTTATTCTGCCCTCTGTATACAGGGCCCCCATAGTGTCTATAGCCACTTTCGATTTTCCTGTACCCATCTCCATAAACAGTGCATAATACTTTGCGTCCCACGAATCACGGAGAGCTGTCATCTGATGATCGAAGGGTTTCGTTTTAAATTTATATTTTTTCATTTTTACCTCTTGACTATAAGAATTTATACGCTTATATATGGAATTGTCAAGACCTGAAAAGGTTTTTAATCGCGAAAGAGAAAGGACGATACATGGACATAATGAAGAAACTAAAAGAGGATGCCAATCAGGGCTCCTTATTTTCCAAGCATACGTTAGATAATGAAGACTTATCCACGCTTACTGGATTTGCCGAAGCTATTATAAAACAGGATGCTTTTGTGAAAGAACTAGATGAAAAGCTTAAAGAAGAGAAAAAGAAGCTGTTAAAAATGACGGACGAAGATTTACCCGCATTGATGACAGAAGCTAACTCTATGGAGTTTACTCTACTAGACGGATCAAAAGTAACTATAAAGCCACAGTATGGGGCCTCTATCAAGGTAGACAACCGTCCTGCGGCTTATGAATGGCTAAGGGAACATGGGCATGACGACATTATTAAAAACACAGTATCTTGTCAGTTTGGACGCGGAGAAGACGATCTTGCATCTTCGTTCAAGGCGTTTGCCGAAAAAGAAGGCTACGTTCCAAACCAAACCGAAAAGATCGAACCCATGTCACTACGGGCTTTTGTTAAAGAACGTGTTGAGAATGGGGACGAGTTCCCAATGGAGTTATTTGGGGCGTATGTTGGTCAACGAGCCGTCATTACTAAAGCGAAAGGAGCAAAGAATGGCTGAAGCAAGCAAAACCGTGGCTGAAAAGAAGGCTACAGAGGTTGTCGCATTTGATTTTGCGCAACTTCAAAAAGACGCGGGAAAGGGTAACGAGAACGTCGGTAAAGACGATCTTGCCTTACCGTTTATTAAAATACTGTCGGGGGTTGATCCAATGATGGACAAGCTCGATGGTAAAAAGGGTGACATATACAATAGTGTCACAGAAGCGCTATACAGCGGCAAGGAGGGCATTGTAGTCGTTCCGGTTGCGTATCAGCGTGAATTTCTACGATGGGCCCCCAGAGGCCAAGGTAGCGGCGCTCCTACAGTCTACAAGACACGAGCAGAGTGTCCTGACGTAAAACGGTCAGAGGATGACAATAAAGAGTATTGCACCGATGGCAGTGGGGATTACATCGAGGAAACGCATCAGCACTTTGTGTTGGTGATCGGTGCGGACGGTAAAGGCGAAACAGCGCTTATACCCATGAAGTCTACACAGCTTAAAAAGTCACGCAAATTTAACAGCATGATTATGGCGCAGTGTGACAAGGATGGGTTTGCACGGTTCGCGTACAAGTTCCGTATGAAAACCCTTGGTGAGTCCAATGACAAGGGCTCATGGCACGGTTGGGAAATGCAACTGGAGGGACCGCTTCTTGATGAGGAGACTCAGAAGAAAGATCCTACTCAGTTTGCAAAAAACTTAGCGACATATGAACAGGCAAAAGCATTCTCTGAGAGTGTCCAGTCGGGCAACGTTGAAGTAAAACGTGAGAATGAAGATGTTAAGAGCGGCGAAAAAGATCAGATACCGTTCTAATTATGTCGTCAGTAGAAAAATTTGCCGCAATCTTTGACGGTCTGCAACTAGCCTACGGCACGTTCAAGATTGATAAGAAGCAATTAAATGGTAAGAGCACGGGCCGTGCCGCGATAGTTCGCGAGCCACGGTCCACAGAGCTATGGGAAGGTCACATATCAGGCAAAGGTCGTGGTATCGGTATCATACCCATAAACGAAGAAAACAAATGTGTCTGGGGGTGTATTGATGTGGATCAATATCCCCTTGACCATAAGAAACTAATAGAACAAATACGTAAGCTAAAACTGCCTTTGGTCATTTGTCGCTCCAAATCAGGTGGAGCACACTGTTTTCTGTTTGCCACAGAATGGATAGAAGCCAAGGATATGCAAGCAACGCTACAACAAATGTCTGCCGCGCTCGGTTACGGCGGTAGTGAGATATTTCCAAAGCAAATAAAACTACACTTAGACCGCGATGATGTGGGCAACTTTCTTAACCTACCGTACTTTGATGCAGAAGACGGCCTGCGGTATGCCATCAAGGATGACGGCACAAGCGCCACGCTTGACGAGTTTATAAAGCTATACGAGAAATACAAACAAACACCTGAACAAATAACACGCCTACAAGTAGGCGAGCCTAAAGTACAAGAGCCCATGATGGACGGTCCGCCCTGTCTACAAATACTGGCCAGTAAAAAGATAGGCGAAGGCGGTAGAAACAATGGGTTATTTAATCTTGGCGTATACCTACGCAAGGCCTACCCTGACAGTTGGGAGACAGAGATACTTACCTATAATATGCAGTATCTTGAGCCCCCTCTTCCTCTTAGTGAGGTAAACATCGTAGCCAAACAGCTTGAGCGTAAGGAGTATGCCTACAAATGTAGCGATGCCCCCATCAATGCTTATTGTAACAAAACCTTGTGTCTTACACGAAAGCACGGGGTGGGAGCGGCTGTACAAGGCGCGGTCATAGCAAACTTACGTAAATACAACTCGATACCTCCCGTATGGTTCGTCGATGTAAACGGCGAACCCTTGGAAATGGATACGGATGCTCTGTTGAACCAAGCCATATTTCAGAGATCGTGCATGGAGCAACTGAACTTTATGCCGCGCTCTGTATCCCGAATAATATGGGAAAACCGTATAGGAGCCCTCATGCAAGAGATGAAAGAAAACGAAAGCGCCATCATCGATGTATCACAGGACGCTAGCGTCAGCGGACAGTTCTATGACCATTTGGAAGAGTTCTGTCAAAGTATGCAACAGGCCGACGATAAAGAAGAGATACTATTGAAGCGCCCATGGACCGATGAAGAGGGTAAGGCTACTTATTTTAGACTAAAAGACTTTGATGCACACTTGAAGCGCAACAAGTTCTTTGAATATAAAAGCCATAAGATAGCACAACGTTTACGGGACAAGGGTGGCGAAAGCTTACAGATATCGATACGAGGGCGCCCTGTGCGTGTATGGAAGATACCGTCTTTTGATGCGGTAGAGGTGGAGCTATCTGCTCCTGAGTTTGGTGGTAATGAAAGCAAAGAGGTATTTTAATGTTAAAAGCAGATGGATTTGATAAAGCATTTTTAGGCGTGGCATCGCGATTTAATATGGAGGATGTGTTTGCCTACGATAAGGATGAATGCATAGCTATACTATGTCGGCGTGATAATATGTCATATGACGACGCTGTTGAGTTTTTTAATTATAATGTATTAGGATCGTGGGTAGGCGAAAAGACGCCCCTCTTTTTAAAAAAGTATGGCAGTATAAAGGATGCAGTAGATGACCTCGACTTATAAAGAAAGAAACCGTGAAATGCACCGATTACGCACCGAAAGAGCCATGACTCTCACGGCTATCGGTAAGAAGTACGGTGTAACGCGAGAAAGAGTGCGGGTTATTGTTAATAAAATCGAAGAAGAGAATGCAAACAAAGATATTCAGGATATACGGACCACCCGGGACGGGGAAAACAACAGCACTACTGAATAAAGTTGACGAGGCACTACGTCAAGGCATACCGCCCTCAAAGATAGGATACTTTGCCTTTACCCGCCAAGCGGCTTACGAAGCAGTAGATCGTGCGTGTCAGCGGTTTGGTCTTGATGAAAATCAACTCCCATGGTTTCGTACATTACACAGCTTTGCCTTGCGCTTATCAGGCATACGGGCCGAGCAAGTCATGCAGAACGAGCATTATAAAGAACTATCCGATACTATCGGCATAAAGCTTGTGCCCGATAGCGGGAGCGGCGATAATATATTTGAGTCTAGCGCCAATGCGGACCCTTACCTGAGTATCATAAATCTAGCGCGATTGAAAAAAATACCTTTGCGCAAGCAGTATAATCAGTCTGACAGTAATATAGACTGGATGACCCTGTCTTACGTCGCACGGTCCATACAAAGTTACAAAAACAGACTAAAGCTCTATGACTTTACCGATATGCTAGAGATATTTGTTAACGAGAGCTCTAAGTTCTGTCCGCACCTAAGCGTCAGCTTTATAGACGAAGCACAAGACCTATCCCCGCTGCAATGGGATGTAGCGCACATAATAGAGAAATATTCGGATAAAATTTACTGTGCGGGGGACGATGACCAAGCTATATACAAGTGGGCGGGGGCTGATGTCGAGCACTTTATAGGACTTAACGGAGGGTACGAGGTGCTTGAACAGTCGTACCGCGTACCACAGAATATACATCCTCTGGCCTCGCGTATATCCAAACGCATACACAAGCGTGTACCAAAAACCTATCTGCCCAGACCAGAAGATGGATTAATAAAACGTATCAATGACGTATCACACATAGATTTATCAGAAGGAACATGGCTCGTACTCGCGCAAGCTAATTACTTCTTACACGGCCTCATAGATAGTTTACGCAGTCGCGGTCACTTATTTGCGTACCACGGCAAACGATCCATCTCGCAAAAGATAAGCGAAGCGGTCAACGGATGGGAACAAATGCGTAAAGGACGCGAGATCACCGCTCCTGTGGCCCGTGTTATCTACAGCTATATGTCTGTCGGCAACCGTGTGAAGCGCGGCTATAAAAAAATACCGCACCTTATGGACGATGAAACCGTGACACTTGATGGGCTACAGCGCGATCATGGCCTGTTTGCCACTATCGATATGATATGGCATGAGGCTATGGATAAGATACCCGACAGCGAAAGAGCCTACATCACCGCTCTACTCCGTCGCGGAGAGAAGTTTAATGGCACGCCTCGTATAACACTATCCACGATCCACGGATCGAAGGGTGGGGAAGCAGAGAACGTCGTGCTATTTACTGATGTGTCCCCCGCCGCGTCCAAAGCGGCGGAACAGGACCCTGACGAACTGCACCGTGTATTTTACGTCGGTGTAACACGAACTAAAAAAAATCTATATTTAATCGAGCCAGAAGACGCATTGAGGAGTTACAGCATATGAATAGGAAAGACATACTAGCAAAAGCCGAGAAGATGATTAACGGTCCACGGGCCAAAGCCTACGGCGATGCTCACGAAAACCACAAACGTATTGCCAAGATGTGGTCAGTTATACTGGAGAAAGAGGTAACCGTATCGCAAGTCTATCAATGCATGATAGCGGTCAAGCTGTCCCGCCTGATAGAAACACCAGACCATGAAGACAGTTGGCTCGATGTCTGTGGCTACGGCGCCCTTGGGGGAGAAAAATAATGGCTTTGCAACTCGCGTTTGATACGCCGAAGTCGGAATGGCTACCGCCAACCGAGCTCCCCAACATCTTTGAAGCCAAACAAATAGCCATAGATGTTGAAACACGCGATCCCAATATCAAAACACTCGGGCCGGGGTGGGCACGAAACGATGGCGAAGTGGTAGGTTACGCTGTTGCCGTCAGCGATTGGTCAGGATATATACCCATCCGTCATAAATACGGCGGTAATCTGGACGAGCGCATTGTTAACAAATGGCTGAAGAAAGTCTTTGAGTGCCCCGCCGATAAAATCATGCACAATGCGCAGTACGATGCGGGATGGATACGGCGCATGGGCTTCACGCTCAACGGTCGGATCATCGATACCATGCTTATCGCGGCTCTACTGGACGAAAACCGCTTTAGCTACAGCCTGAACGCTCTGGCCTACGATCATCTCGGTAAAGTAAAATCCGAAAAAGGACTGACAGAAGCCGCAAGAGGATTTGGACTGGACCCAAAAGCCGAGCTCTGGAAAATGCCTGCAATGTATGTGGGACCGTATGCCGAGGGAGATGCCGAGTTAACACTCGAACTTTGGAACTATCTATCAGGACAACTGGGCAAAGAGGACCTATGGCCCATCGCTAATCTCGAGCTCGATCTACTCCCGTGCCTGATTGATATGACATGGCGCGGTGTTCGGGTAGATCAGGAAAAAGTAGAGCGTACACGGAACTCTCTACTCAAGCGCGAGAAAGAGGTACTTAGCAACATTAAGAAACGTGTTGGCCATGACATCGAAATATGGGCTGCCGCCTCCATAGCGAAGGCCTTTGAGGCTCTCAGCATCGAATACCCACGGACCGAGAAGGGCGCACCATCGTTCACGAAACAATTCCTGAGCGATCACAGTCACGAACTCCCGCAGTTAATTGTCCAAGCCCGTAACCTAAACAAGACCTCTGGGACCTTTATCAATACAATTATGAAGCATTGTCACTCGGATGGACGTATACATAGCCACATCAATCAAATACGATCCGATGACGGCGGCACCGTGTCAGGACGTATATCCATGAATAACCCGAACCTACAGCAGATCCCCGCACGGGATCCTGAGCTTGGTCCTATGATTCGCTCTCTGTTCCTCCCCGAAGAGGGCGAAAAATGGGCCGCGATTGACTTCTCGCAACAGGAACCACGGATCTTGGTTCACTATGCGTATGTCTATGGCAAAAGTAAGGGGCTTACTTTGGACGGTGTAGAAGAGTTTGTCCACGGCTATCGGAACAATCCCGACATGGACTTTCACACAATGGTTGCAGAAATGGCACAGATACCACGTAAGCAAGCGAAAACAATAAACTTGGGCCTGATGTACGGTATGGGGGTCGGTAAAATGTCTGACCAACTAGATATCACGCTTGACGAAGCCAAGGACTTGGTCCGTCAATACCATACACGGGTACCTTTTGTTAAGATGCTGATGACAGGCGTGCAAAACAGACTCAACGACAAGAGCAGTAGCGGTTCTATTCGGTCCCTGTTAGGACGTAAGTGTCGGTTTGATCTGTGGGAGCCCGATACATTCGAGATGAACAAAGCGCTCCCGTACCGCGAAGCGGTGCAAGAGTATGGCGATACGACACGCCTCAAACGTGCGTACACCTACAAGGCCCTGAATAGATTAATTCAGGCGTCAGCCGCTGATATGACCAAAAAAGCCATGATAGATATATATAAAACAGGCCGTATACCGCTCATACAAATCCACGATGAGATAGCTATGTCGGTCAAAGACATGAAAGATGCAGAAACTGTTTCGCAGATGATGGAAACTGCGGTA